CAGGCGACAGCATATTTGCCAAGGCGTCCGCAACTGCATCGCCGGCTATTTGAATTGCACCAGTTAAAGCGTTGGCTAGGGCTTGCTGAAACTCGATTGCCATATTATCAACTGCTTCTGTACCTTCCAACTCCAACTTCAAATTTGTCAGGTCGATAATTAAACCTTCATCACCAAGGCTTGTCGCGGCTCTTAGAAGCTCATTGACCTTTTCTAAAATCTTTTCTCTTGCTGCTTCTGCGCCCGCAATAGTTATATCTCCGAGCTGAAGATCTAAATCAATCATAGTTAAATCTTGATCTATCCCGTCGGTCTCAGAAACGATTTGATCTTTAGTCAAGGCTAGTGCTGCGCTTATACCACTAAGGATAGGTGCAGCTTGATCTGGAATAAACTCTGTTGACAGATCTTCTAGTAATTTCCCCTTGAAGATGTTCAGGTTTTCTGTGATGTCGCCAAACGATTCCACGAGACCATCAGAAACCTGTTGTACTTGACCTAATAGCGATTGAAGAGCAGTGACGATTGGGGCTTTTTGTGCGTTAGTTAGATCTTCACGCTGGAGGATTAATTGAATAGAAGCAGGTATCCTATCCAATAAAGTTTTTAAGCGAGAACTGTACTGATCTTGAGTAATTAGTCCTTGCTCAAACATGACCTTTGTTACTTGAAAATAAGCCTGGAATTCGCTTACCGCTTTTTTTAAGGCGTCTCCTGTAGCAGCATCTTCAACTAATCCCAAAGACGGCACAATATTATTTGTTATGACTTCAGAAGCCTTTAGAGATGCCAGACCAAAGTCTTGAAATCAACACCATTCCTACCTCTGCCGCCGCATCCGGAAACTTACTATCGGTTAAGAACTGCTCCAGAGCACTAAGTTCCTTTACAAGATCTTCCGGATTCATATTTCCAGGTTGCATCAGGTTACGAAGTGGTGCGCCCATATCCTGAAGCCGACCCGCTAATTCAAACGCTTCCGATGCGCTCATAAGTTTATCCACGCCCTCGGCGGCATTGATCCCTTCTTGACCAACCTCTGCTAATCGCGAAGCTAAAAAACCTAGCTCATTACTAAGTTGAGGAACGCTTTCGCTCGCAAGTTCGGTGTTGTTTGTTAATAGTTTGAAGGCTCCAGCTAGACCAACAGCGACCGCCCCAACGCTTTCACACCGACTTCAGAACCAAAACCTAGCAAGGCCAACAGTTTTGAAGATATTTTGATCGAAGCAAGCCCTATCAATACGGTCTTGAGGCCACCGAGACGATCTACCACATTAGCCACGACCCTAAAAAGTGAAACAAGGGTAGCGGTGAGCTTTCCGATAGATTCGGCTAAATCGACAATGGCTCGCCCGACACCAAAAAGACGCTCTCGCCATTCCGTTAGGAACTCTTGGTCCTCACGAAGGCGATTTAAGAAATCAAAGATGGATTGAACCGCTGGCCTGAAGGAAGCAAGCAACCCCTCTCCAACATCTGCCGCGATCACGAAGATGGCATCTTTGATATTGCTTACCAGACCGATAGTTGTCTTTGCTGACTCTTTTGCGAACCCCTTAAATCTTCTTTCAATGATCTGGAACAGGGCTTCTGAACGTGAACCTAATTCTTCCGATAGCCTACGAAACTCTTTTGGATCAATACCGACCGTTGGGAGTGATCGCGTGATCGCAGTCGCTGACCCCTGAATCACCTTACCGACGACCTCGGAGATATCTTGAAATGTCCTTCCACTCACAGCAGCCAAGTCAGCAATCAACGGCAGGGTTCGGTCAGACATCTCCACGTTAAAGGCGCGGAGGGTGGTTAGTCCTTGAAATAGATCTGGCAACTCCAGAGGTGTCTCAATTGCAACGGTCTTGAGCAACTCAAGTTTTTCTGCTGCAATCGTCGCAGAACCACTAAGTGTGACCAACTGAGCGTTCCACAACTCTAGCTGGGCAGGAGCGCCAACCAAAAGCGTAACAAGCTCTCTAAGCGCAGTCACAACGGCGGTGATAATCGCAAACGCAGCCATGATACGAACCATGCGAGCGAACAAGGTGCCGAAGTTGTCCAGTGCGTTACCGGCAGCACGGGCGTCCCTCCCCATGGTCTTAGTGGCCTTAGAAGCCTTTGTTAGACCAGCGGCATACTGAGTCGCAGCCGTAGACACGTTCGGCATTTTGTTTGCCGCAACACTGAGTTGTGCTACCGACTTTGCAAGGGCAGAGAGAGCGGTGGCTCGCTTCTGGATCGTAGCAGCGGAGCTACCCCCCAGCCGAATGTGGATCTCAGCGCGGTTTGCCATAATTTGCTCTTCTTAGATATCGATTTTGATCTTTGTCGTCGTGCGATCTTTGGCACCAAAAGCAGTAAGGAACATATCAACCACCAGATTGCCGGTCGATTTCGAGAAGCCAACAGGGTTTCTCGGTGGTATAACCGTTCCCTTGTCTGAAGATACTATGTCAGTGTGCAGTGTTCCTAACTGAGCGTAAAGTTTCTTTTGATTTTTTTCCGTTTTTGCGCCGATGTTACGGCTAACTTTTCCTGGCCGGATGCTCTTGATCGAGCGATACATCTCCCCAGTAGCTTTCAAGGGGTGATCGTGAAAGATCCCCTGTTGCTCTCTTTTTCTTAATGTGTAATCAGAAAGCGTGTCCATCGGTGTGCCAGGTGTTGTCCCGGCATCATCAACCCTAAACGCGCCCGCGTTACGACGATCATCAATATTACCTCGCACCTCAGAAACAAGTATTTCAGCAGACTTATCCAGAAGAGCCCCATAACCTTGCGTTGTGTGAGAAGTCGCAATCCGGCTAAGGTTTTTTAGGAAAGTGTGGGCCTCGAGAGGTGCGAATAGGCTGCGTCGGACGCTCATTTTTTTTCCTTACTCTTTGCAGCGTCTTGCCACTCTTTAACGGTTTTCTTTGCCGTCAAAACAATGCTGTACGCTTGCGTGTACAATGCAGGCTGCGCCAACCACGGTTTTTCATTATACAGCAACCGGGGCGTCATACCAGCAGTGTCAAAAGAAATCTGTTCAATCATCAACTGAGCCCACACCGGAGTAGGCCAGCTATGAGGACAGATACGCCGTCTCTTACCGTCTAGAACGGCCCGTAACAGTGCTCGAGGGTGCGCTTCGACTCCGGGGCGTCCCATTGAGGTAAAGACCTCTCTGGTGAACGTAGAGCAAGCGTTATGGAGGTCTTTCTCGGAATCAACCGGGATAGATATTGATAACCCTCGTTCGACCAGTTCAAACGGGTATGGATGCGACCTTAAGCAAAGAGCATTGGACTTTGCGGCTTGATCTGGTGCCAACAGCAGGGGGCAACTGTGACAACCGTCACCATCATCCGCTGCAACCGACTGAGCGATAGAAGCCCAGGTTAGTCGTTTCCCTCGTCTTCGCTCAATTGGTTGGCATCCATAACATGATCAACGACTGCGCTTACCAAGTCCTGTGGGAAGCGGATGTCGTTAAACATCGCACTGATCACGCCGGCCTTTTCGATCAAAGGCCCGTGTTCACGACCATCTTTCATCGTGATAGTGATGCCCTCAACGCTCTTGATGCACTTGCGGGCGATCTTCTGGAAAGAAGGTGCCTCGACAGCATCCTTCCCGGTACCCGTCTTAACCATGATGGTGCTGAGTTCATCCCGAGTCAGTCTAGGATGAAAAGTGAAGCGCAGCTCTTCGCCGTCTTCAGTCGTGACGTTTAGTGCCGGAACGTCATTGTCCAACATACTGATATGCATTTTGCCCCTACTCCTTTTCGGAAACCGCCTTCTTTTTAGTCTTCTTGGCCTTTGGCGGCTCCTCGTCCTTCACCGCTGTAGGCTGCTCCATAGCCTTGCGAGCTTTTTCAACCTCTACACCATACTTGAGCTTCACTCTCTGTGGCTCAAGATCCCAGACTTCGGGACGAGATGCCCAGATCGAAATGTGTTCCTTGTCGTCTTTTTTCATTGGAGACCCCTTACAGGGAAATCAACAAGCTATCAAGTGATCAAACCCACTGTATCTTGCAGCGTAGCAGAGTTCCAGAAGCTATTCGTCCGCACATCGAAGTCAGTTGTGAGATCGATTTCGACGAGAGGTGAGGCAACGTCAGGATCAACGACACCGACCATTGGTACCACGATGTCAAGGTCTGAGTTCGCGTCACCAGTAGCAGCAAACTCTTCAGTAATACGAAGGTTCGGAAGAACAATATCAAGCTGCTCTGTACCAGAGTTTGAAAACCGCAAAGTGCAGGTGATTTTCTGGTTGTTTACCATCGCCGTGATGAAACCAGGATCAACGTGTGCCATCCCGAGCTGAACAGCCACCTGGGGACGGCCATCCGTCAGAAGCGAACCAAACCCGTCACTGCCGAGGTTGTCGCGACCACTGATGCCACTGGTGATCTCTACAGAGATTGAATCCATCCAATCCTCAAACGTAGCCTTTACGTCACCTGCGTTGATCGTCAGGGCCTGAAGCACAAACGTGTCAGGGGCGAAGACGGTCTGGGTGCTCAGTGTTCCGTTGACTCCCGGCCCCCAACTCGCTGCCGCATAGTCTGGCAGTTCGTCTGCCGTGCGGCCAAAGCCGTCTGCGGTAACCTGAAGAACAGAATCTGCGCCTCTGGAGCACTCGAAAAGCAAACGATTGGTGATGCAGTTGTCGATCTGCAAACCGTTGTTGGTATCGCCCAGATCACCGTGACCATACAGCCATTCAAGGCTGATGGTGTAGGCATCACTCATGCTTACCAGTGAGTTGTAGTCACCGGCTGCTGGGTTATATGTACCGACAATCGCACCCGTGTAGTCAGGGCGCGAATCAATCATGCCGAACTTGAACTGCGAGTTTTCACGATACGGAGTCAGAACCGGAGGTGTCGGTGCGCCCGTTACTTCCACGTTATGGAAGAAACTCATAAGAAAAGGCAGCATATCCTCTGGGATACCGTCAAACGCCACAGAGTATTCCGGTCGAAAGCCGTGAACCGAGATTGCGCTTTCAGGGATTGCAGCGATACCAGTAAGCACACCGTCACGAACGCGAACATTTCTGCCAGGCGTGATGGTAGGCGCTGAAGTAAGAGAAGGAAAAACCCCCCTAGTCTGCGTATTCGGAGTTAGCCCCCCATCAAGATCACTCTCTGAGCGACCCAAGAAATGCTCAATCACCCTAAGTCCAGATTCGTATCCTGCTGGCATTTGTTTCTACCTTGATTCTCGCGAGAATCCGCTAATGGCGAACTGCATCGCCTGAAGACTGTCACCGCTTTTTAAGTACCTTGCTGACCCACACTGCACACCGACGCTATTGAAGATTCCAAGCGTTTTACCCTGGAGTGTCGTCATAGCTGCCTTGACCAGTGTGGTTACATCATCTGTAGTGCCATCACCTAAACGTGTGGTGGCTGAACCTAAAGTAGAACACAAAACCGTGACGATCAAACTGAATTCGTAAGTATCGTTGCGCCCTAATCCGGGCTCGAGTATTACTGCGCCAACGGGATCGTAGGAAACCCTACAAACCTTTCGCTTACGACCCATGTTTTTCGATAATGCCTGTACATCGTCAGGGTCGCCATCCATCAACAAAACGTCCTCGAAAACAGCCGTGTTCTCTTTCAAGTAACAAACTGTTTCTGAGGCGAACTCCCTCAAACTGACGTTACCGAGGGGCATCAGACAGAATTCCGCGCTAAGGACACTAGCGTTGAGTTTGTGCCAATATCAGTTTCCACGGGACCAAAACTGTAGGCACCATCTCGAATGCCCATCTTGAGGTCGCGCACTTTAGCGGCGATCCAACTCCAGTGATCTTCAAAGGCTTCGCCGGCCATCGTACCAGTGACGACTTGCCACACAGCCTCGTAGACATTGAGCTCAATCAGAACTTCTGGGTAAGCGCCATCGCTCTCAAGGCCAAGTGGGATTTCGGAGTCAGGGATGCGATTTAATCCCTTGAGGAATTCGTTAATCTTTCGAGCTGCTTTTGACAAAGCCAAGTCCACATCTGCGCCATCACTACTCCAAAGTTCATGCGTGATATTTGGAATGTAGTGATCTACATCTGCGCGTGTGGCGTAGGCAGTGAAAGGCATCGATCGACTCAGTCAGTTGTAATGGTTTGCGATGTGGAGCTTGGCGACACCTGTTTACTCATGGATTTCTCATCCGATTTCTTTGCTGATGCTCGCTTCTTTTTAGCGGGAGCCGAAGATTTCTTTTTTTCACCAGCAACAAACTGGCGGTATTGGGACATCGACAGCGGACGAAGCCCAGACTCCCATGCTTTGTTCAAAATCTCTGGCGAGATTCCTGCCGACTCGAGTACGGCTTCAAGATGAATTTTCTGTACCGCGTCATTGAACCGCTGATCACTCTTGTATCGTGCCGTGAACGTGAGTTGTGCCACTTGATTTGCCCTTGTTGAAAGAATGGTCGGGAGGGGGCCACCTGGACCCCCCCCCTACCGTCTACGTCTTGCCTACACGATGGTCGGAACCGTATAAGAACCAGCAAGCTGACCGACAATGGCCGTCCCGCGCATTCCACAACCGAATCCAAACCAATCCTCCCAGAAAGTCTCCTGGAGGGGGTACTGAGACTCCGTAATCCGCTGAATACCCTGAAGGGCAGCAGTGGTCGGAACCCGACGACGAAGAGGAGCAAAGCCGTTTACACGAGAAGCTGCCTGGGAAGCCCCAAGGTCGCTATTCGTCATAAACATCAATGCGTACCCAGCCGGCACATACTCAACCTCACGAATGAAGCAGCGAGCGGAAGAGTTATAGCCAATATAGGTGTCTTGGTCGAGCGAAACCGCGATCTTGTTCATGTCGATCACGACAGGGTCGTTCGCCGGCACAAAGCTCGTATGCGCCTGGGCATCAGCCGTTTGAGCGGAGTTAACCCAAAGCTCAAGACGGCCACCCATACCAGCGTTGGCCGCAGAGACACCATAACCATGCTTACGAAGCTCACTAGCCATCTGAAGCAGATCGGCTTCGTCAAGCGTACCCGCGCCAAGCGCGAGGTAGTGGTCTTCGGTACCGTCAAACGTGTTGCTCATCCACTCAGGTGAGACATAACCATCCGCGTTCAGCAGTGGCTTCACCTTGAGGGCACCATCCTCTGGAAACATATCATGCGTCCAGGTCCAGGTGGTGTTCTGGAAAATGGCTTTCATTGCCTCTTTCCAGTTGGTCGCCATGTGTGATGCCATCACAGAATCCATGTGACGGACAATTTCACGGTTGGTTGCTTTTGCGATGTAATCGCGAGTCCAACCCGAGCGAACCGGACCAAATTTCGTGACCGGGAACCCAACCGCATCCAGGCCCGCCGTCTTCTGGCGAGCACCACGCGACAGTTCCGTTCCCGGCGACCAATCGGGCATTGCTGATTCCTGCCCGAGGAGAGCGCCAACCGACGTAGTCGGCATCGAAAGCTCTCCGAGGATCAAATTTACCGCTGCATTACGAGCAGCAATTCTTGCATCAAGAAAATCAGCCAGTTGTTCCTGACTAAGATCCTCAATATCCATTCCATCGACGACCCCACCCAGCAGTTCAAAATCTGCTGCCTGGTAACCGCCGTAACGTGCATCAGCCATGATGGCCTCCGTTAATTAACGATTAAAGTGATGGGAGGGTGAAGTCGATCTGCGTAGCGTTCTGCGCCACCCCAACAACCTTGCCGGTAACACCAGTGGTTGTCGGGTCTACGCTTTCGATAGCACCAGCAGTCGTGGAGTTGTAGAACAGCGCACCAGCCGTCAAGCCAGTGAAGCCCTCACAGAGGGCACGACGAGCAACAGACAGACGGTAACCGGCAGCACCAGCAGCCGTCCGAACAGCCTGTACGTTGGTAACGATACCAACAGGCTCTACGAGAGCATTGGCATCAGTTGCGTCACACTGGTCAACCTCATTGTCGCCAGAAATGGCAACGAGATCGCCCAGAGCGGGCACATAAGCCGCTGCTGCATCGTAGGTCCGCTCATCCTCAGGGTCGTCGCGCACGATACGAAACGCTCCCGTTGTGATGGTAAGATCAGCCATTTCTGGCTCCTACTTTTTAGGGGTTATTTGATGAGCCCCGCCAACTTCGCTTCGCGCAGTCCTTCTGTGGACCACCCTAGCTTGTCGGCAAGACTTGCTTCACTTGCCCCCCCACCTGGTTCACCGGGATTACCTTGGTCACCAGGCTCCATATGCCGTTCCTGCTTTTTTTGCACAACCTCAAGCGCCTGAAGTACACGCAGCCTACCGAGGTAATCTTGTTCCCCGAAGGAATTCAAGAGATCGGTAAACTTTTGCTTCTCAGGCCCGTCATCCATTCCCTCCACATTAGCGAACCCAGCCTCGTACTGAGCTTTAACATGGAGCTGATACGGCTCTAGAGCATCAACTTGAGAAGCACGGGCCTCCAGAGCCTGTAACCTCTCTTGTTCCTGCTCTTCTACCGTTTTGTTTAGTGACTCGAGTTCGGTCATGCGCGTGGACATTTCATCAAGACGAGAAGAACTCTCGCCAAGTTTTTCTTCCGCAGCCTTAGCGCGTGTGCGATAACTAGCACTTTCGCTCCGTAGTCCACGAATCATGTCCACCAACTCAGCCACATCTTTAGTGTCTAGCGAATTACCCTGCTCACCAGGAGTAGGGTCTCCGTCGCTAGGTACCGGAGTGACGGCTTCGCCACCGGGGCTCTGCTCCGTCTCATTCATTTATTAGTCCTCGCTGTCACCCTTGAATGTTTGACTGCTCAACAGGTGATGGATTGGCATTAATATCTTGATCCATATTAGTTGACGAGTCAATTGATTCGTTAATATCCATCATCATCTCATCTAACTGTTCGTCAGAAGCGTCAGGGTGACGTTTTCTCAGTTTTGACTCTCTCGTGTCAATTCCAGCTTGGACCTCGAGAGCGTCTTTCATCGCTTCGGACGCAGGGTCCATCATGAAGGCATCGTCAGGCCAAGTAACGCGAATAGTTAGATCGTTGTACGCGGGACGCTCTTCTTCTGTAAAAGCATGATAGAGCGTCATCTCAACAAAGCTGCGGAAAAACTCTGTTTCCCATTGGTGTGCGTACATGATTTTGCGGCGACGACGGCGTTCTGAACGCGCTTGCATTCGAGCGATGGCGGGGGCAGAACGCATCTGACCCATGCCCTCGGTTTCGCCACGGTCGAACTGTGAGATACCCAACGAGTCATCCAGCATCTGGTGGATGGACCCTTCCGCCAAGCCGATGTCCTGAAGACCAGTAGAAGGCGAGGCCTTAACAATGTCGGCAGACGCATCAGCAGCAACGTGCGCGACATTAGGACCGCGATCTAGGACTTTATTGCCGTTACTATCTTCTCGCATCGGTGGCTCATAGCCACGATAAAGTGTTTCAGGAAATGCGTGTTGGCGCTTAATCTCGGACCCAGAATACAGATGTTCGTTGAGCTGAGTCTGAGCTTTAAGCGCGTCTTCGGAATCAGCTACGTTACCTGGGTTTGTAGCCAGGACGAACAGCGTCCGAACATCACCATACCGATTCTCAAAGCCCCACTGGTGAGGTGAGGGAGTCCGACCTTTCCACCGAATCCAGAGGTTGTCGGTAACAAGCTCTGTGATCGTGTTATCGTGTCCCGGTTGTGGCACCATGTTTGACGAGATCTGGTTGCCAAACGGGTATTCTGGATCAATATACCAGCGAATAACCGCACCAAGTGTGCTGGTCTGGTCGGGGTGAGGGAGAGCGATATAGTGAAGCGGGTCTAGCACCTCAACCCAAACAACTCCACGATCCCGGTGGGACGAGCGATCTAGGTCAAGCTCAGTGAATCGGTTTAGGCGGCGTTTAGAGCCGTCCATCCATCGGAGCATCGACAAGCAGCCACGTTCCGCGCCGACCTTACTCCACACTTCCCAACACAAACGTGGAAAGTTGTTTTTCTCCAAGAACCTTTTGCGGTAATACTCTTCCCACCAAGCGCGGTCCTCGTCCGAATCGATTTCGGTGTCGTCCCAAACTATGTCACGGGAAACAGCACGGCCCTTGCCCCAAGCGTACAAGGCGTCTGCGTGTGTGTTAACGCCATCACGAACACGATTCCACGACAACTGCTCCATACGGTCGGCGCGAGTCTCGAGATCGGTTTCATCCTCGCCAGGCCAGAGGCTGATATACTTACGCCCCTTCATCAAGCCCGTGCCTCGGATTTGGTGCCCTTGAAAGAAATCCCTCAGTTCTTGGATTTCTCGGCGGTCATCAGCGGTATCGTCAATAACCTTACGGACAACTTGAAAGCCACCGTCTTCGCTGGCTTCATCAAGTGAGCCGAATAGACGTTTGCTGATTTCCTGGATTGTCGAGCTTATCGCCATGGAGCCCACTGGCTATGGTGATCTTTGTATCTCGACAGATTACCACTTTTTGGCCCAAAAACCAAAGCGGCAGTCAGGACATCACAGAGTTTTGATGGCATATGGGTCCGGCGCTGGTTCCAGATGAGGTATTTCCATGCGCCCTAAAAGCCACCGAATTGGAGCACACCAGATCTTTTTTCGTACATGATAAATCCGGTAATCAGCATTAGGTGGCCCAAGATCACAAACCAACTTCCAACCGTCAGAGAAACAAATACTCAGTTCTTCGTTGCAGTCAATATGCTTGTAATGATAACGAAATAACAAAACACACTCCGACATAAGTTGCTTGTAGTGTAACTAGAGTGTTAACAAGCGCACTTAAGACTACTTAAGTAGAGCACGATTACTTATTCAAACACAGGGCACTTTAAAACACATATTTGAATATTCACATTGGCTTGAGGAACTCAAGACAAGGGGAATGTTCAAGCCCTAGCGGCGAGCGCCATAGAGAAGTAGCGAAAAGGATAGAGGAAGAAACGAATGATCTGGCGTTCTATCTCTACCACAACTGCATAGGATTAAATGTATTCAGAAAATTCGGTTGTCAAGCCCTAGCTAAAGAAAAATTTCCCGTTTTTTGTCAAATATTTAGAATTGTTACAAAAGTCTGATATATAGACACGAAAAACCCCCCAGCTAACAAGCAATTTTACCATGGGAGGTGTGATGCTAGTCAGCCAGGGGGAAGCCCCTTTCCAAGGCTAAGTCTTTCGACTCACCGGAAAGATCGCCCAACAACAAAACACTGTCAACGAGGAACCCGTAGGCCAAATGCGGGAGTAGCTTTCATATCACAAGCAACCCAAGCAAGACACGCTGCCATGTAAAAATGAGGGTCAACTCCACCCATTGCGTTTTTGGGGAAGTCGTAACTCACGCCACCTGTAGCAGCTAGTTCAACTTCCACTAGAGTTGGAGCTTTGAAATGAGTCGATAAGGTCTCCTCCTCGGTAGCAGAACCTTTCTTACTCTCAATCCCAGCGCCAACCGACCAAGCCTCGCGAGGAACCACCCAATCAGTCCCTAGAATCGAATCTTTTACCGCCTCCATTACAGAAGGGCGTTTGACCACCACCATCTGGCGGTCTGAGGTAGACCAGGTAGCACCGAGTCGTTGAGAAAATTTACCGCGATACGCTCGACGACCCATCGACTGAACCATGATACGGCTCTCGTTTACGTCAGGTTCAGAGTCGATCAAAAAAATAGGTTTACCAAGACGTTCCCAGAGCATCTTTAACTCCATTGAGCTAGACACCCAGCCCACATGACTCAAAACCTTACCACCACTCGGCAAACGCTTTAAACAAACGACATGATATTGACCAGCACGAACATCTACACCCATCCAATCGGGATTCACCTGACTCAAACCCCACATCGTATTACTGACGAGACGAATCCAATCACCGTAATCATGCACCGTCGCTAACGCCAAATCATCGTCCGTTAAACGACCCTCCGCCGGCACATACGGCACACCAATTGTGAAATTCCACCATCTACGCACATGAGCGGTCTTTCTTGCACCCAGAAGATTTTCGCGAACCCGCTTCAATACACTCGACGAACCACCGTCATATAAACGCTGGAAAATCTGGATGTGATAACCTCGAGCACCACGACCCTCATACCGAGGAACCCAACGACCACCACCAAAAGAAGGGTTGGAAGGGTCCAACGGGGTAACCAAATCCAAAGGCTTACCACATTTATGACATGGAATGTGGTAATCACGAGAATCCGGTATGCGAGATTCCGCCAAATACTCGCGAAAGAACTTGTCCGCGTCAGAAGCATCATACGGACCAATGCGAGTCGTTAAATCACTCTCAGCACCACAGCCGGCGCACTTGATCAGCCAGATGTGTTGGTCAGAATTCGAGAAACTGAGGTCAATCCCATGATTCGGGTACGTCGGCGTAGAAATCTCATACCAAAACGTGTCACCCATCGCACCCTGACGACGAGAAGTCTTGGCACCATACAACGTGTCAGGATTGTGGATGTCAGCTTCGTCAATCGTGATCCCGTCAGCGTCAAAAGTCGCAATCGCACCCTCCGAAGTCGTGTATCGAAGGTATAAACTGCGATCAAACACATCGACCGAATCCTCATTAATCCTCTGAGCAGTACGATTTATCGGAGGATTAGCCGCCAAACTGCCCTGGATACGACTCTTGTAGAAATTCCGCATCGTAGCCTGGGTCGGGAACATCACACCCCAATTCTGACCCCAAACATCCATATGATAGAAAGGACGTTGGAGAGTGTACTGCTCCGATAACGCCATCTGGGCAGATTTCATTACGACTTGCTCTTTCGAGTCGTCGCGAATCAAACCCTCGATGCAAGGAAAAGCATCAAAAGTATATCGCTTACCCTTCATTGCACCGGAAGAAATCTTCCAATCGATGTTGGCAAACAACCATTCGTGGAATGAAGGCTTGCTCATTCAATCGCTCCCGTGTCTGAGCTGACGCAAACGACTGATCCGTTCAGTGTCACTGATCTCACCATCCGCAAAAGATTTTTGCAAAGCAGCTTCAGCCTCTAGCAAAGTCTGCTCCGCAGCTCGTTCACTCACGTTTGCCAACGCACCCAGAACATTCTTGGAGCCAGCAAGTTTGTCGAACCAATGAAGGTGAGGACGCATCGCAGTGTCCAAAGCACGAATCGCATCATCACGCTCGTATTCCGTCAGACTTAAGTCAGCCTGAGTTTCCATGATGCGGACACGGTAAAACTCCAAGAGACGCGCCCGCCAAGTAAACCGTTGAGCACCACCCACTAGCGGACTAAATGCCTCCGTCGCAGCAAGCAAATCAGTCTGAATAGCATTCATAATAGGCTTGTGGCGAGCAATAACCCGCTCACCAGCCTTGAAAAAAGAACGCGAGTCACCCAAAGGTCGGCCTTCAGAATTTCTATACTCCTCAATCCGAGCACGAATCTCCTTATACGTCACACCCGTAGCTCGACCCAGGATGTATAAAGCCTTCTCCTCAACGGTGAGCATATTCTCCGAACGAGCCTTTTTCGGGACACCACGATTCTTCTTGATGTGGAGACCTAACTCGTTAGCGCGGAACTCGACGTATTCATAGATGCCCGCGATACCATCTTCAATCGATGGGACCGCCGCAGAATCGTACAAGGCCAAACGACCAGTAGGATCACTCTTGGTCGGCTTATAAGAAGTTTTACGCTCAATCGACATCGCAATCCTCAGGATAGAAACGACCGCCAGCAAGAGAGAGCGTCGTGAGAGGCGTCTGAGGAGTAGTCGAATACGTCTGGTTCGTTACACCCGAAATAGGCTCCTTAGTGAAAAAAGCAGGGTTCAAGGAGACACCCATGATGACCAAACCTGGAGTGACAACAGTGACCATGTCCATAAAAGCCTCAGGCGCGAAAAGAGATAACAGTAAGCGGCGAGTGTAAGCTATCGAAAAAAGCCTTGCTGAAAAATGTGCGATGGACCGGAGGGGGCTACCCTCGTCAGGCGCGGTTTTGAGAAACCCCCGGCCCCGTCTTGTGCGGGGTCCACGCGTTTAGTCTACTGGCCACCGATCCGGACCGGAAGCGGTGCGGACCCGGTCCCATCTGGCGTCCGTTCGGGCCATGGTGTGCTCGTTCCACATAGTACGGACGCGAGTCTACTGGCTGGCGTCGCTTGTATCGCCAACGGATCGGGTCCGGGTCCGGGTCCATCCGGGTCTGTCTATCCGGGTCTGTCTGGGTCCGTACCGGGTCCATATGGTTCCGGGTCCGGGTCCGTACCGGGTCCAAAAATGGCCGAATCGCCAGAAACCGGCCTCACGGCTCCCCTAAACGACATTGATTCCCTAGCTATACACGAACCCAGATTACCGACCCGCGGACGCCTGGACCGCGCCCTAGGGGCTGGAATAGCAATGACGGGGCTCGAGATTCCTCCCCGGCTCTGTGTTCTGCCCCATATACAAAAAAGCTCCCCCGCCATTCTAGACAGGGGAGCCGTTTTTGTTCTGGGAGCTGCTCTATCGAGTGAAAGCCTCTCTAGCGATATCGGCAACCAAGTCATGTGCTTTTCGCGTGTCGTGAACATACACGCGGGCGATTCTTACAGCTACGGTATACCGTCCGCACGATATAGCAGCGACGATACCGCGAACGATGCGGGGGGGGATGGAATTAAGCATGATGCTTCGCCCCTGATCCATGTACTGGGATCGCGATTGCTGACGACCCATCACAAGCCATACAGTCCGCGCACGTGACCGAACCGACAGAGGCCGGACAAAGCTTCTCCCCGGATTGTAAGGTTTCACCACTTCTCATTACCCGGAATGAGCCGACAACAGGCAAGGAACGGGCTCGGGTCAATTCTCCCGGGGTATCGACGGAAGCCTGACAAAACTGCAGGACATCCCGGAGTGCGGGGTTGCGCCATTGATGCGTGTATCCGGTGTGACCATCGGCGAGACTCACAACGTCGGACCATACATCAACCGGGACCGCAGCGGGGTCACCATACGCGCCCAGACGGACCTTCCGCCCCGCGAACGTTTCCGGGGTCCAGTCCCGCGAGTATCTGTTTGCCATGTACGCGCGGTACACTGCTTGTGGTGCTTGTCCGACGTTGACATAACAGGACCGGCCCTTGCCCGTCCTTGGGTGGCCACGATGCCTACACGCTCCACATATGGAAACGTCGGCACGGCTCTTGATCGCGTCAGTGGGCAGCATATCTGCGCGTAGAATCCAAGTCTGCACCATTGGTCCCGTTTTTCTGTTCGACGTTTTCATGGTAGCAATAGCCACGATGGGCGCGCCATCAATTCGGGAAGGTCCTTCCCATAGGATATAGCCACGGGGGGCGATCATGATCCACCCCCAATCATTTTATTTTCGGTAAACGGTACGGACTGCACAAGCCAGTGGGGTTCGAACCTTGCTCGATTCACCTTACGTAACCGCTTCCTTGTGTTTATTTCAGACCGTCGAGCCATGTCGCGAGCGATCGCGCGCCCCATACGGACGGACGCGGATCGCATGGCGAGCGACATAGCCTTAGCGTGGGCGATGTCCTGCGTTCGGACTTGGTAGCTCCGGCCCGTGGAAAGATCGGTGACTTTGGTGCTGTTTTTCATTTTGGAACCTTGGAAAAGGGATGAATCGTACACGGGGTAGATACGTCGAGTCACTATCCTTGTCAAGTGTAAGCCGTAAGAGAAATATAAGAGGGTGCAGAACCTGAATTGCGGATAGGTTGCGGAGTTGGATTGCGGATAGGTTGCGGTAGTGAATTGCGGATAGGTTGCGGTAGTGAATTGCGGATATGCTGCTGGACCAGGTGACTAGTCAATAGTTGACCCGTCAACCTGGTGTCCTAGGGGGGGGGTCATCCGGGGTCGAGCAAAAAATCCTCTTTAGTACAGTACCGGCTGCACCTTCACAGTACTGGGCGAGTTTTCACAGTATCGCAGCTTATTCACAATCTAGCTCAAGAATGCCCCCACTCCCGACATTGGGAGCAGGGGCGATTCTACGGCCCACAGGGAGTTAGTTTATCCCTTTCCTTCCCTACGGTGCATGGACATCTCAAGATCACGTTCAGCAGCTTGAAGCCCCGCAGTGAAAGCTTTGTCCAGCAGCGTAGAGACCAGAGAGCCATTAAGCCAAATAGGGTTCCGGTCGCGATCACAACGGACCCAGAATGAAGCTGACGAAGACTTGCGGAATTCGGCGACAGTCTCCCCACATCGGCAATGTTCCAAGGACGTTGAGAGCGAGCGATCATCGGCCTCGACTACTGCTTCCCCCTCACAGTGACCACAGGGAGATAGATCTAAGTAGAGTGCATCTGACAGAATAGTATCAACCTCTATCGAGTTTTTTACCCATGTCATTTTCAAGCCTCCTTAAGACTTTGTGCGCGTGACACGCCCGCAAACCCCTGACGTATTACCCCTGACGCACTTACCCCTTCACTATCCTGGAATCTCATTAGGTTGCCCCTTCGGCCCCAAATCTTTAGTAGACGATCTGCACCTTTATGGCGAAAACTTCTATCCCGTGATGTCTAATAGATGCTCTGGGTTGAGATGGGGTTCATCTGCCTGCATCTCCTCAATTTCTCTTCAAACCAAGTCTCTGTACAGGATGTCACCCAAGCTACACCGGCATCAAAGATTTCATCTAAATACTCTAGAACCTCACCTAACGACCTCCCGCCTGAAATGATATCATGCGTACTTATGTAATCGGCCCATCCGCCAAGGTCGAAATCTTTTGTATCCTCCCGTATCTCTAGCATGATATCATCGGGAATCGCTAATTCCTCCTGCGCCTCTCTCATCATCTTAATAAAGTAAATTCGGAAGAGTTGGTGTATCTGATTCTCAGAGATCCATTTATTCATATTCTGGCTGGTACCGGGGAGGTCGATCATTTTGCACCTCCCCATTCGCCAATCGGCAATCCCTCAGACTCAAGGTCTCTGAGTAAGTCCTTGATCTCCTCACCTGTGAGGATGTCGAGTTTCTCAGATGCGATCCAGCGGCTCCCGCCACCCCCGACAGGGGAGATGTGGGCGTCGAGTCTACCATAGGCCTCACGGGTCTCGGAGACCTTCACGATTACCTGAAGCCCCATGACGAACCACCTCGCGAAAACACCTCCGCGAATGATCACCTCGCGGGCTAAATCGATGTCACTCCCCATGGTCATCTGCCCCTCTAATGCGTGGATGTTTTTGAGTCTAATCGTCATACTTTTTCCCCCTCGGAATTAGAAATCTGAAATCCTGGATCTGCTGGAGCTGCTATCAACTTCGCCCAATAAAGACCGGACGAATAACGCCCCATCTGGTAGTCGGCTAAGTAGGAATCCGGGGTCGTAACGACCCTTGAGCCATCCTCACTATTGGAGACCTCGGTGGTCCGAGAGTAATCGTATGCTGCGGGTGCATTCGTTGCGATATAGATCATCTTAAACCTCCTCAATGGAAATCAGTGACATAACATTTCTGGCAGACCGGAACTGGTGCATCTCATTGGAATCTTTTGGCGCTTGAATTCTGTACCAAGTGACCACTTCTTCGGCATGGTCGCGGTCCCACCAGACCCAAGCAAACATTTCTTGAATCCCTCTTTCACCCCATACTTCACCATTCTGCCATACGGTATCATCGCCTACTACCATCCCAGCACGCGTGCAGCATTGATCGAAAACGTAGGCTCCGGTCACGCCATGCCGCATCCACCTCGGATCTTCCCTTGTGGTCATCGTGCCACCTCCCCGTCGATGTACCGGAGGAGGTCCGCATCGGTGGTCGTGCCCATCTGGGCGTGGCCGAAATGGTACATCTGATTCCGGTCGGGCTTCGATCCGATTTCGATGTTCGTCGGCGACCCGGAGACCTTCTCCCACCGGCCTGTCTCGTAGTGCTTCTCGGTGCCATGGTTGAACCCCATGACAGGACGCCAGCCTGCCCCTGTGAGGGCGTCGGACAGTTCGTTGATCCGGTCCATCACACCACCTCCCGGGAGACGAACATGATAGCCTCCAGAGCAGCCGACCGGACCACCTCCGGGATGTCCTCCCGGGTCCGCAGCGCGTGGACCTCAGGACAGTCCAGTGTGACCCTCTCCCCGGTGTCCTCGACCCAATCGTACAGGG